TCTATGCAGCACATATCACTGATAAGTATATCAAAGATAATGGTAAAGAAACAGTGAATGGTGTTGAAATCGCTTTAACAGGTCAGTTGAAGCGAATCTTTGCGTCCAGAGTTACAAGTTTAGCTAAGCTTGTGGCAGAGGACAATAAGAGATATTTGAATTTTGAAGTGCTCAATGACAGTATTGTTGCTGGTAGTAGAGCGCCCCAGTTAAAAGGCAGAATTTTGATTTCAGAACAGAATCCAGAAGGTGAAACTATCACATTCTGGGAAAACATTTACAAATAACTTTAAATTTTATTATCATGAGTGCAATTGGAGGTAAAAAACGCGAGAATAATGGCGAATTTGGGAAAAAAGTAGGCTTATTTACAGCCACAGTTCTATGTGTAAATCCCACAGAAAAAGAGTATAAAGATATTCTTGGGATGGAACTGAAAGAAGACAGTAAGGCTACTGAATATGTTTCAGAAAGAGATGGTAACACATTGTTGAGAGTTGATTTTTGGTTGGAAAACACTAAGAAAAATGCTGAAGGAGAAAAAGACAGACCATATAAAATGTCTTTCTTTCTTGAGGATAAAGTAAGAGAAAACAAAGATGGAACCAAAACACAATATATCAATAGTATTGGTAATTGTGCTTGGGCTGATACTCCTGAACATTTGCCTGACTGGTTCTGTAAAAGAGAATATAGAGAGGCATATTCAGGAGAAGAAGATTTGTATGAATTCATGAGAGCCTGGCTGAACAAGCTAGACTATCGTGATGCAGAAACTGCCCTTGAATTAGATTGGAAAAAACTGATGAAAGGTAATGTCAAAGACATTAAAGACCAAGTAAATGGTGAATGGGCAGGAGAAGTTGGTTGTTTGGCTACTGTAATTGTAAAAGAGGTAGAAGGAGAACCAAAAGAATATCAAGGAGTGTATAACAGAGGGTTTATTTCCACATATTCTCTAAAACACTTCAGACTTGTGGATTATGATAATCCAGAGGTAGTTACAGCTTTGGGAACAAAAGAGAACAAGGACCTCAAACCTTATGAAAGATTCGTTCTTAAAGTAACTGGTGAGTATGGATGTAAAGATTTCTTCAAGTTGAAAGACATTAAGGATTATGATCCAAACGAGAATCCAGTAAGCACAAATGCACCAACAGCACCACTTACTGAAGGTGGTTCTGATTATTAATTAATGAGGGCTCCTAAATGGAGCCCTTTCTTTTAAACCATGATAGGAGGAGCCAAGAAATTAGAGCTAACTCCTGACACAATTTTCCAAAGGATCACCCAATATGATATATTTAGGTTCTATATGCCTAATAAGGATTGGAAAATCAATCATGCCACATTCTCTCCATTTAGAAAAGATGAACACCCTTCGTTTATGATAGGGAACAGAGGAGGAAATCTCACCTTTATAGACTTTGCAGACAGCAATTTTAAAGGGGATTGTTTCACCTTTGTAAAGCTCCTTTTTGGAATTACATCTATGAATGAAGTATTGGTAAAGATTGACAGAGATTTTGGATTAGGTTTATCAGGAGCTGTAACAAACACAGCTGACTATAAACAGATTATATCTGAGTATAAACAGCCTGAAGAACTTGGAAAGAGATATGCCAATATCCAAGTAGTACCAAGAAAGTTCACCCATGAAGAATTAGCCTATTGGAATGAGTTCCATCAGGATATACAAGACCTTAGAGATAATAATGTTTTCTCTATAAATAAAGTATATCTAAACAAACAGCTATTCTATCTAAAGGATACAGAACTAAGATTTGGTTATTACTATGATGGTCATTGGAAGATCTACAGACCACATGCTGATAAGAAAGTAAAATGGGTGCCCAACAATGTTCCTATCCAGACAATGGAGGGATTAAGCAATATAAAGGGCTCAGAGTTCTCTTTTATCAACAAGAGTAAGAAAGATTACATGGTAGTTAAAAAGCTCATAGCGAGCTCCTGTGCAGTCCAGAACGAGGGTATAGCTTGTTTCTCAGAAGAGAATGTGAAGTATCTAAAGGATAACTCAAAAAGACAAATTCTATCCTTCGACAGTGATATAACAGGGGTTGCAAACTCACAGCAGATTACTCAAATCTTTGGATTTGACTATTGTAATGTTCCAAAACAGTATTTGTCAGAAGACATTAAGGATTGGGCAGAGCTGTCAAGAGTGCATGGTATGTCTACATTGGAAAAAATCTTTAAACAAAAAGGATTATTATGAGTACAGTTGAATTAATTAAAGCTATTCAAGATAATACTGAGTGGCTTGAAACGTCAGAGGGAGATATGGTAGAATGTATTGGAATAGAAAATCTTCAAACTATTCTATCTATGTTTTTAAAAACACCAATTGAAATCTCCCAGGAATAATGGCAACTAAGCTAGATTGGAAGAAATTTGAGCCTTTGTTTGGAACATGGGCTGAAAGAATTAAGCCATTCTTTGAAGCAGGAAAGTTTGATCCAATCTATGATTATCTGAAAGGACAATCAAGAAAGGGAATTCAGATAGCTCCTGCATCAATGAATACTTATAGAGCCTTCACTGAGACAGATTTTAATGAGTTGAAGTGTGTGATTGTATGTCAGGACCCCTATTTTAAGTATATAAATGGGGCACCTATTGCTAGTGGTGTGGCTATGGATTGCAGTATTACTGCAAGAATACAGCCCACTCTCCAGAATTTCTATGATGGTATAGAAACAGAACTGTATAATGGACTCAACTTGGACTATATTCATGAGTATGATTTGAGTTATTTGTCCAAACAAGGAGTTCTACTTCTTAATTGTGCCCTTACTGTTGAAAAGGATAAACCAGGTAGTCATATGGCTATATGGTTTGAGTTCACAGCCTTCCTTCTAAAGGAAGTAATTGGACCAACAGGAGTGCCTGTCTTGTTCCTTGGGAAAGAAGCAAGTCATTTTGCACCATTAGTGGAAAAGACTAATTATGTTTACTGCCTATCTCATCCAGCTTCAGCAGCCTACAAAGGTGGGAAGTGGGATACAGAAGGAGTGTTTAGAAAAATGTCCCAGAATATCTGGGATAGCAACAAAGACACAGTAATGTGGTTAAATACTGAAGTTCCATTTTAGGATTTAAAATTATGGGAAGAAGTAAGATAATTGAAACAGAAGAAGAGAGAAAAGCAAGGCTGAAAGTCTGGCAACTAGCCTATTATGCTAAGAATAAAGAAAAAATTATTCAAAGATCCAAAGATGATTATCAAAAGAATAAAGAATCTATACTGCAAAAGCAAAAGAGTCCAAAAAGATTAGAAAAACATAGGACTTATTCTAGAAATGCAGATAGAATCCAAAGACAGGAACTTAGTGATAATTATATAAAAAGAATAATATTACTTAGTTGTAAGCATTATGGGATAGAAATTATTGGAAAGGACATTACTCCTGAACAAATTGCTCTTCAGAGAAAGATAACACATTTAAGAAGACTCATTAAATCACACAGCCATGAAAAATAAAGATTTTGACAAGATAGAGAAAAATGCCATCAAAATGGGAGACAAAGCATGTAAAGAGTATGTTGAAGAAGGTGCTCTTGAAGCACTAAAAGCTGCAGCCAGAGCTTACAACACAGCTCTCAGAGCCTCATTCTACAGAGTAATGTATAAATCATCTAAAAAGAAATAGCCATGTCAGACGAAGAAAAAGCAGAAATGCAACAAATGAGAGATTTATTCGCAGGAATAGCTCTTCCAGGAGTGTTAGGTAGATCAGGAGCAATATATTCTCCTTCTGGTGTAGCCAAAGAAGCTTATAATATTGCAGAAGCAATGATTGTTGAACGTACTAAAAGAATTCAAGATGAGTGTAACAGTGTTGTTGAAACTGAAGGAAATTCCTAAGACATGTGCATCATGTCCATTTTATTCTGAACCTGCCTATACCTGTCACAATGAGAGAGGAAACGAAGCTCATTGTGCTCTAGGCTATATGCATGGAGACATGAGAGATGTCAGCTTCAGAAGAGGAAAGTTAGAGGGTACTCGCTATTCTGGGTGCCAATTAGAGAACAATAAAATTGAACCAAATGAAAGTATCCATTGAAGACTTGAAAAAAGGGGATGTTGTAATTACTAATGTTGGTGCTACAGTAGCAGAGGTTAAGCTATTGAGACAACCCCAATTAGCTAAGATAGGCAGTAAAGTTACTTGGACTGGAAAACCAAGATGGACATCAATACCTTGTGCCTACAGAATAGAGAGTGAAACTTATACAACTAAGTGGAACCATACTTATACTAAGACTATGGCAGTTATTGCTGATGGTAAGGAGTATAATAAAGAAACCAGAATTGATTTTTCAGAGAAAGTTTGTTGGTTAATTAAAAGAGAAACACCATGAAAAATGTAGCATTAAATATTGGAGGAGAGTTAACTCCTGGAGATGTTATAGGAGTATCTTATAACAACTGTGTAGTATTTGGTTGGTATGTAGAACAAGGTAAGTATGGTTCTTTAAAGTTCATAGGTATGGGGACTCCTACTTATATCAAGTCTCTGTATGATGAGTATCAACAGGGACTTAGAAAAGGAGAATTTTGGGACAGAAGATATGGAAAAGGTCTGAATTTTAGAAACTTCAGAAAAGACTTTATTGTATCTTATTCTGCTCAGAATAACAGAGCTTTCAAAGTACCTAATCCAGAGGAGTTCTTTAAAGGATCTTCTACTGAAAAAGATTATTTAGCAAATAAAGAGATTTTAGTTCAGACTAATTTTCCAGCAAAATGATAACCACAGATATTCTGTATGGGGGAACCTTGAATATAGGAGATTTTATCTTCTTTTCAAGAAGTGGTCAATTTGACTATGGTTGGTATGTAGGTAATGGTAAAACAGGCACTCTTCAGTACATTAAACCTCAGAGCGTGATATATAATCATCAAACCTATAAAGCTGGTTTGAAAGTATATAATGAATCTGGAGTAGGTTCTAAGAGAATGTTTGAAGGACCATTTAAATTTGATTATATTGGTAAGGATTATATAAAAAAAGAACACTTTATAAAGGTGGTTAAGATAGAAAATCCTGACAATATATTTGTAAAAGGGCACGCTAAGGACACGTATGACAAAGCAAAAGAAATTCTAGCAAATCTTAATTTTATAAAATCATGAAACAAGACGAGAATCAAAAACAGGCAACAGTTCTTCAAACAGGGGAATCTCAAACAAGTATTGGAATGTCATTAGACTCA